CCCGTGTCCAAAAATAACTGAAAAAATGGACACGAATTTGGACACGAATTTGCATGAAAATTCCCTCGTGAGAATTGATCCGGCTCTCACGAGGGTATACTTTTCAAGTTATGGCGTCATTCATGCTTGGCAGTCCCTCGGAGTTTTATCATCCCTGAGGCCTTTGAATACCGGCTGCCTGAGCATGCCGGATGCCGTTTTCTCCATATATTTCACGGCGCAAACAAGCTCTGGTCTTATCCATATGGTGTCACCGTCTCGATCCGCAAATATAGGCTTTGTATGTGGGACCCGTGCCATCATGTGAAAATCATCCCGGGATACTCCCAGCGTTACGTGGCCTTTATAAACCAGCCGGTCGCCATCATATTGACCTAGAATAACGCTCACGACGCCGTTGCCTTTATCGACATAACCGCACACAACAAAATCGTCGTCCTGCAGGTTTTTAATCTTAATCCAATCTTTTGTACGCTTCCCCGGATAATATAGGCTGCCTTTGCGCTTTGCAACAATGCCCTCTAAGTCCTGACCTGCTGCGAGCTCATAGAGCGCGATCCCCGACTCTTCTATTGTTCTGGATACAGCCAATGTCCCGTTTTCCGAAACTGACTTTTCCAGTAATGCTTTTCGCTCTTCTAATGGGCAATCCATTACAGGATGATCCTGATAATAAAGGATGTCAAATGCCGTAAAGCATGCTGGATAGGATTGCATGGCGAGTTGGATCTTGAAATGATTGGATAGTAGCGAGCGCCGTTGTATTTGAGAAAAATTCGGTTTCCCGTCTACGAGTATAGCCAGTTCCCCATCGAGAATGCACTTTTTCTTGGCCGCCTTGTGGATCTGAGTCAATTCTGGAAAACGCGCATTGAGATTGAGCGCCCGTTTATTTTGCAAGACGGTTCCGCTGCCGTCCAGGTATACAACGCAGCGCTCTCCATCAAGTTTCAGTTCATAGATAAAATTAGGATCGTCGAACGGCTCTCGCATCTCTGAGATCAGCATGGGGTGCAAGCCTTTCTGGTCGAAGATATCCATTACGCGCCCTTTGTTCTTCGAGGCGGGGCTTTCACTTTTTTCTGTTTCTCCACACTCGCTTTCAGGGCATCCATCAGATTGATTACGTTGCTCTGCGGCTGGGGAGCAGTTGCAACGATCTCTTTCCCGGCAATCTTGGATTCAATTAACTCTCGCAGTTTGACCTGAAACTCATCCTTGTACTCCGACGGATTAAACGGCGTATCCATAGAGCTTATCAGCGTCTTGGCCATATTCAGTTCTGCCTCGGTCGGCTCGGGCTTATTATAGCTTTTGGGAAGGTCTTTTACCTCATCCGCAAAAAACATGGTAGAGATCAATATTCCGTTTTCTCTGGGGATAATGGCCATGAGTGCATCCTTGGTCCCCATCACCGTTTTGCCAATGGCAACTTTCTGTTCCTCCATCAGAGCGGCACGGAGAAGTTCAAACGCTTTTTCTCCGCCAGCCTCCGGCACGGCTTGGTAGGTCTTTTCGTAGTAAACCGGCGAAATCTGATTCAATTGAGCAAAGTGCAGGATTTGAATAGACTTATCCTTTTCAGTCTTGATCTTCTCCAGCTCATCATCTGTCACAACCACATAATGATCCTTGTCATACTCGTAGCCTCTAACTATATCAGTGGGGCCTATTTCTTTTCCGCAGTGAGCGCAGCTTTTTTTATAACGAATCCTGGAATTATCCTCTTTGTGTAACTGGTTAAAGTGGATATCGTTATCCTGAGTGGCTGTATAGAGGGCAACAGGGATTGCAACGAGCCCAAAAGATATTACGGTTTTTAAAGATACTGCCATACAAATCACCTCATAGTTAGGATTTGTATGGCAGATTTTTTTATTCTCTGGCTACTGCGTGGGTTTCTTATGGCTTACACCGGCCGCATGGTGAGTAACCCTGCGCAATCAGGTCATCTCGGCTTCCGGTGAAGGTCTGCTTATTTGAGTCACTCATCTGCTTTACGCTAGAGCAATCTGGATAATGAAATTTATGTGTATTGGTGTTAAGTATGTAAGTCTGTTCAGTTGGTTCTGTTGCTGTTGACGCCCCCGTATTAGTCTCTGCTGCAGATGGTTGAACCGCATCCGCCGCGTTCGATTCAGTGTTCGCCGTGCCACTCACCGTAAGCCAGCTCTCCCCGGTAGAATAGTCGATAGTCACTCCTGGCTGATTGTTATAAACAAACACATTGAAGCTTACTCCGGCTCCCTTGTCTTCAACGGATTTAGCCTCCATCAATACACCAGACGCAACCAGGTTGTCGTCTTTAAATATCGGTGTTACCCGATACAGGACATGGTTGCTGGTTTCTTTGACATAATCTGCAACCATATTTTCAAATGGCAGCATACCTTCAACATTCAAATACCGAGTACCGGTAATAAGATTCTTCTCATTGGCGTTTTCGGCTGTCAGCTGGTAGCCGATAAGATGGCAGCGGTTATAAAGATACTTTCCGTCAACATTGTCATATTTAACAGTGTGCCAGCCGGACGGTTTTATCTGGCCGATTTCACCGCGCTCCTCTGTTGGCATTGTTTCGGTGCAAACATTTGCATAAGCAAAGCCACACCGGCCCAGACTGTCAAGGGGGCTATATGTCTCAAAAGCGGTGGTTGTCAAATCCGCATCTGTAAAATACGGATTATCGTCATTGGCAGCTACATAAGGCTTGTCCGTAAATTCAGGTATAGAATCCAATGAAAAAGGAGTTAATTGGCCTTCCTGTATTGCTCTCTCCGGAGACCAGGCAGAATTACATCCAGAGGTATCAGACGCCTGTATAGAATTTGCTGACGCTTGGGCCGATTGTATAGCGTCCTGGCTTACCGATGCCTCTCCGCACCCGGACAACATCAAACAGCAAGCCAGAACAGTCGGAATCATGGCTTGTAACATCTTTTTCATTTGCAATAGACCTCCCTAGTGATCTTTTCATGAGAATTTCCCGGGAAGTCTATAGCTTCAGTCAGCCGCCAACCATGTTCAGTTAGCGGAATATCGAAATAGAGATCAGCCGGGTACTTGCGATTCCATCTGTAAAGTACGATACGATTTATTTTGCTTTCATAAGGCAATAGGAGCGAATCTTCAACGAAGCAGCAATCTTCAGGTCCTGCGCATTCAAGGAAATCCGGCTTAACCATAATCTGGCCCTGATTCGCCTCGGCAAATAGCTGTGCTGAATATTCATTCATGTATAAACAACAAACTCTTGAATCCCGCAAAATATGGTCAGTTACAATACGGTCTCTGCTTTGCCGGCGCTTGTTGAACATCAGCCCATAGTTATCATCGACGCAAGCAATAACTTCCATCTAAATGTCACCTTCGATTCTATATAGGCTATTTTTTGTTGTGTCTTGTAATTTTATATTGAATATATCTATTGTGGCGCAATGGTTACGCAGTTTTAATTGCTGTTCCTTGTTATGATCCAATATGCTTTGAAAATAGCCGTTTTCTATTGGTTGTGTTAGTTTTGTGCAGGTTTCCAGGCAGCTAACAAGCGGTTGACCTCATCCCTGCATTATCGCATTCGGCAGGTCCAAGTAAGATTATTTTACGGAATTCTGGCCCGCTGGAAGCTCTTCGTACATTGCCTGCTCAGAGCCGGTAATTCTCTTATAGGCAATGCCGTTTTCAGGCGTAACGCCTTTTTGCCGGAACAGCTCATCCACCGTGACAAAGGAAAATCCTTTTTTCTTTAATCCATTGATGATGGGCTCCACCGCGTCCAGATTGTATTGTGTGGTATCGTGCAGCAAAATAATGTCGCCATCCTTGGCATGAGACAGAACAAAACGCGCCATCTTTTTACCAGGCACCTGTTTTCCCGAGGCAGGGTCCAACGTCCACAGAATTACAGGCGCATCAATGCTGGCGAGCATGTTGCAATTTCGGGCGCCAAAGGGAGGGCGCACCAAGAAAGAGGTTTGCCCTGTGATATCGGTTAAGGCGCTATCGGTCTGGTTAAGCTCTGAGCGGATTTCGTCAGCGGAAAGTCCCGTCAGTTTTACGTGGTCGAAGGTGTGGTTTCCAATCTGCTGACCATCATCGACCATCTCCTGAACCAGAGCGCGTTTTCCCGGTAACCACTTCCCCACAAGAAAAAATGTGGCTTTTATATCCTCGTCGTCCAGAATTTTTAGAACCTTAGGTGTGAAATCCAGACTTGGTCCATCATCAAAAGTCAGGGCAATCAGCTTCGGCTCGGCGGACACGGCCGCGGATATTTGATAGCTAAGCAGAAGCATCATACAAACCATTATCCCTGCCATACGGGTGAACCATGTTTTTTGCATAGAAAAGATCTCCTTCATCCTGATATCGTGGAATCCTTTTATCAGACGACGTGTCAGATGGAAAGGTTTCAGATCTCTGCGAAATATCCACAGCGATTCTAAAGAAATGAAATACGGCTAGCTTCACGTGCTCCGGTAATGTTGCCACAGGCTCGGTTGCACAATACGTGGTTTACACTCTATTCACATTTTTTTAAGACCGATTTTAGTTTTATTGGTTATGATATAAACATCCTCAAAGGAATAGGCCACCTGCGAGGTGCAAGAACTTTTTCATTCTCTTTTCATCTTTTCCTAAAAGAGCAAGCCCACCTCCCGGAAGTTCCAGGAGGTGGGCTTGCTTTGTTTTTTTACCGTACCACACAATTCCATATGTGATACCGTGGGCCTTGGCGACTACGGAACGGGTCTTTGGGGATTTTTGCGGCAGGTGGCGGTTTTCACCACCTGCGGTGAATTTTCCTAAATCGTCTCTTTCGGTTCCCCTGTCTCCACCAGCGGTTTTCTTCTGCGCGTCATATTCCTGCGCAATCAGAACCGCCCTCTGCTCATCGGTGATACTCCTGCGGCCTAGCTGATTCTGACACATCCAGACGATAGCGGCCCATTTGTCGGGGAAGTCCATTGATGCAGTGGTATATGGTATCTCCGGGTGCTTCTGGATGATGGCCCAGCGGTTATGGCCGTCAATAATGGTTTCGCCCCACACCACGATAGGGTCACGACCTTGCCGTCTTTAACGATGTTGTCCTCCAACTGCTGGAACTCCTGCGCCGTCAGAGGTGGTATTTTGTCCCGAAATTCCGGGTCAGTTTTAAGCTGCATATGAATCCTCCGTGGTTAAATCGTTCATGCCTCCTCCTTCCTGCGAATGTCGATCTTCGTAGCTCCAATGATGTCATTGATACCGCCGATGAAGGAGTTTACAAACGATTCAACAGCAGAAATAAGGCCGTTTATAAATCCAATCCATGTAAGGTGAACGTTTTCGACAAACTCATTTACTTTTTTGTCAAGCGGCGTCCATACGTTGTCCTGCATCCACTTTGCCGCAGTTGCCATTTTTGCTGTAATGTTTGTCCACAACAATTTCCCAGCGTCTCTAATCGAATCCCAGACAGCCAAAGCAATTTCTTTTATTCCATCCCATGCAAGCGACCAATTGGCTGTAAATACGCCGGTCAGAAAGTCGTTGACTCCTTGCATTAGTTCTTGCGCGTGACCGGTGGCGTAAGCAGCAAAATAAATAAGACTTGCAATTCCTGCAATTGCAAGAGGAATCCACGATTTTGTAAGAATAGAAAGGCCGATACCACCTTCCAGAAGCCCCTTAATAACCAAAAAAGTGTTCTGCAGGTTGGCTCCGTTCTCAATTACATCGTGGAATCCAAGCACCAAATCAGAGCAGCCGATAACGACGAGCCCAAATGCAACCGCAGTCTTCCCACCTAAAATTCCAAGCCCTGCCAAAAGCCCTGCTGTACTTAAAATGTTTTTTGCAAGATTTCCCCAATCCACGCCGTTATTCCATGCGTCCGCAAAAGCTTTGATGTATTCAATGCACCCACCAATTGCCATGGCTAATCCGACAAAAAGTATTGTTGTACCAAGCAAATTTTTCGTAAATGCGCTTGAAATTTTCCAAAGCAGCAGTCCTGCTCCAACTGTCAAAACCAAATCTGCGATTGTTTTTATTTTAGAGCTGGCATCATCAAGGCCGCTAAAGCTTGGTGCAATCGCCCCACTTGAAGACGAACCGCCGCCAGACGTTGCAGTGCTGGCACTTGACAGTTGATTAATTTCATCAAAGGCCGCTAAAGATTTTGCGGCTTTTTTCGCCGCCGCTCCAGTCCCTTTGATTGCAGATGTTTCACCGTTTAATGCTTCTGCTGATTTTTCGGATTGCTCAACGGTCGTCCCGGACAATGCGGAGAACAGGCTTGCGATTGTCATTATGACCTGAGTTATAGCCACCCTGCCCGCCGTGATCGGGGCGCAGGTACCGCGACGTACGACGGTGCTAAGAGTTTGCCGGGACACTCCTGCTGCATCTGCAAGTTTGGTCATGCTCATTTTCCGCTCAGCTAGCAATATTTCGATCCGATTAGAGCTGATATTCATTATTTCACCTCCAAATGCTCAATATTATTGAGTTTCTAACAGTATAACGCTCCACTTGGTTCAGCTTTATCAATGATTTTCTTCAAAAAACATTGCATTAGATTGAGTGTCATGGTATACTTCACTCAATGAGGATGATATAATGCATATAGCTGCTGATATAAAAAAATCAAGGTTGAGTGCGGGATTGACCCAAAAACAACTTGCTGAAATAGTTGGTAAAAGTTTTTCTACTATACAAAAATACGAACTAGGGATTGCAACGCCACCGCTGGAAGTAATTAAGGCCATTGCTAACGCTTGCGACGTTCCTTTTGATAAATTTCTATATATCGACCCAAACGACCCAGACGACCAAAAGCAATTTTCTCGATATATTATAGACGGCAAAGTGGTCATGCCTGGTTTGGTTGATTCTGAAAATATAGAATATTGTGCATTGCGAGATGATCTTCTCTCAAAGTTCAATACACTTAATGGCGAAGGTCAAGAAGAGGCTGTAAAAAGTGTGTCTATTATCGCCGGAAACCCAAAGTACCAGAAGTAACAGGGCTTTTCTTCGCTTTTCAATGAGTTAAATTGACAAATTGCGAGTTTTGACGGGAGGATGCAATGAGCATTTTTAGCCTCTTCAAAAAGAATCCAAAAATGGTAAAAATGACCTACAGTGGGATAACTTTTGAAGCTCCAAAACCAATGTCAAATGAAGAGTATCAAGAAATGCGCAGACAAGAAGTTGAGGATTTAGAGGCTAAATACGATTTGAACACAGTCCACGGCATAAACTCAATTCCCGTGCCGAGAGTTAAAGAACGTTCAAGCGGTGGGCTGCCCAATGTTACGGGCAGGATTGAGTATTACCTTATGAGAAAAGCAGGTGGGTACGAGAAATCCGGCGAGGTCGATCTTGCACTTGCCTGTTACCGTAAAGCTAACGCCCTCATGCCGATGTCACCTATTGCATATCAATACGAAACATATATGCGATTGCCCCGATATCTTAGAAAACTCAGAAGATTTGACGAAGCACGAGCCATAGAATTAGAAGTAAAGCACTTGTTTCCAAATGGAGGCATATTTGAATTAACAAAAGGCGAATTTATAAAGGATATGAGAATAGCCGGACATTCGGAATCGCAGTTGGATGAGCTGTATCGGGATTACAATGCAGAACGTGATCA